ACGTCGGAAAACATATCACTAAGAATTTGAATGATAGATACCTAGGTTCTGGCAAACTCATAACAGCTGCAGTTGTGAAATATGGAAGAACCAACTTCAAAAAGGAAATTTTGTTTATATTCGACAACGACGAAGATATGGAATTAAAAGAAGCGGAAATAGTAGATATAGAATTCTGTAATCGAAATGATACATATAATCTGATCCCTGGCGGCAGAGGAGGATCGTATAAACAAAGAATTTCTGCAAGAGAAAGAATGATGACTAATAATCCTATGAAAGATCCAAAACAAAGAGAAAATCAGAGAAAAAGAAATTTGGGTAAAAAAGCTTCAGTAGCGACGAAACAAAAGATGTCAGATAAAAGACGAGGAAAGAAAATAAATTTTTCACCAAGAGGAGAAAAAAATCCAGCTGCATTAGTTTACGAAATAACTTGCCCAATGGGAATTGTTTATATCGTCAAAGGCGCATTAAAACTGTTCTGTAAAGAAATGGGGCTAGACCTTGGGGCCATGAGAAGTTTATATCAACATACAGAAAAGAATAATTACAAGGGCTGGAAGATAACTAAATTGGGAACAGTAAAAGAATATTATTCGTCTTAATCCTGCTCTATACTGGGAAATTTAATCATCTATCATTCCTGTGGATCGGGAGGGAACTTACCAACTAGTCCGGTTCCCTCCCGAAAACCCTACCCGATCCGTTCAACCCAGACACCATCAGCGACTGAAACGCAGCTGATCCGAATCTCGGGATTTTCGTGGTACTTGCGAGCTTGAGTCGCAGCTTGGTGGAACTTCATCGCCAATTCTTGGGGACGAAGACCTTCAGCCTTGAAGAAGGTGTCCTTACCAATTTCCATCTTCATGATATTCATTCGTTGACGCATCTGATTTCCTTTCATGATGTAACGGGATGTCATCCCAACAAAATCACTTTACGCTGGTTTCGTGGATTTGTAAAGCCCAAATTTCCATATTCCATACAACCAGATCGCATTTGTTACGAAAATGAGAATTCCGCCAGTGAATGAAATCCATTGATGCAGATTTGGGTAATAGATGAGATTTGAAGCTCCCCACAGAGTGAACCAAATTGTAACTGGCCACGAAATTCCGGTGAGACTACGATCCTTCCACAACTTTCGGATATTCAGGAAATTTAGAACTCCTCCGAAAAATTCGAATGACCCATTCAGAAGATCAAGATTCATTGCTGGCCTTCGTCCCTGGCAGCATCTAGCATGGTATTGAGGCGAGAGAACACGCTGCCTAGGGTCGACGCCGATTCGGGCTCCCCATCCTTATAGAACCGTTCCACCAGCGCCTTGTTGGCTTCGGACAGCTCCACCACTTCTTCAACCCTGCTCACTGGCGTCTCCTGGTTTTGGGGCTGCGGCGAGGGCTTGGGCGGCTTGCTCGATTGCTGCCATCAATTCTGGGTCTGGACCGGCGACACCGCCTGTGGTTTGTGCGGCGAAGGATAGGCGCTCCAGCGCTTCTCTCAGGGTTGTCATTGGGGGTCTTTGGGTTGGGGAAGACGAGAAAGGCGGATGGCTTCGAGGGCGATCCATTGGCCGCCAGCTATGGGCTTTCCAGCGGCCTCCCATGCGCGTGCGGCTTGATTGGCAACCTTGACATCCCCCTCCCTGCTGGGCAGCTCGATGTGGTCTAGTAGGGAGAGCCGATCTCCCTTCGCCACTTCCTCGGCGAGTTGCTGTTGCAGCGCGGTGAGGCCGCAGGTGCAGGGCTGCTGCGTGAAGCTACTCCCGACAAACCAGCGCAGATAACATGTGACAGAGTGTGCCACATACCCGTTCAACTCTTTAGCCAAGCGAGCGATGGTTGGCGCGCTGTTCTCGGGGGATGTGGTTGTCATAAGTCAATGTTCTGAAAATACTCTATGATCTCCGCAGTTTTCCACACAGGACCCAACGCTAGTTGTGCGCAGGGCTCAGGCAATCTTCCGCGTCGCCGCCAGTTTGAGATGAACTGTTTACTTACCTTTAGGTACTCGGCCACTTCGGCTAATCCCATGTATTCTTGATCGGTAACTCTCATCCGCCGTTCCCCTCAGATAGAAGGGCGCGGAGATCGGTCGCCACTTCTTGAATGCCGTCAACCAACTCCGGCTCGAGGTCATCAAACGCCTTCTTGTCGTCGTCTGGCGCCTGGCGGTTCAAGGACTGATAGATGCACTGCACAATCGCATCCTGCGACGGCCCTTCCTCCAGCGCCGCTATCCGTGTGTTGGCGGCTTGGAGGGCGATCTCGTCTTCCGCGGCATTTTCCAGCGCGGCTTCGACTACCTTGAGAACATATCCTACAGGATCAGCGCGGAATACTTGATCCTCAGTGGAGGCAAATGCCCAAGCACGGACGCGCTCGACCTCAGCCTCAGCCTTCTCCCCGCGCTCGGCTGCATCGATTAGGGTCTCGGCGTGGAGAAGCAGCCAATTTTGAAGAGCGCGCGTAGCCTTAACTGTGTCGTTCCATGAGCCGCCTTTGGCGACCGCCTCTATGAACGAGCGGCCTTTTGTGAAGTCGGTCATAGGTGGCCTCTGAAAAGGCGAGCGATGCAGACTATGGCTGGAAAAGAGGCAAACACACCGAACCAGAACCCAGCCTGTCCTATCCAGTTTAGTTTACCGCTCATGAGAAAACCCGAGGCCGCCAACCCCGTCCAAACAACCGCACCGGCTATGTCAAAGGCGCTCACTTCGGTGTCCTCCACATGAAGCCGTGGCGACGGCACACGCCCAGGGACACGATCGGGGTGCAGGCTTTGATTTCGTCGTCGGTCATAATAAAATCTCCTTCCAAAGATTGATGTTACTTAAGAATAACCTTCACGACACACATACGAGATTTATCGTATCCATTCGCTTCATCGGCCTCTTCGCGTGAGCGATAGCGGGCGAGTTCCGGGAGACACTTCCCATGCCTAAGATAGATATTTTGCCACCAAATCATGATATTCTCCTATCCAGAAGTTTGAACCTAGAATCATATTACCTCATTCCTGAGGATTGTAAAGCGAATTTATTCGCTCATCGCAATCCCATTCTTGATGATCGTAGTCTTCTATCTTCCATCAATTCATCAAACCGCCACAGGAACATTTGCTCGGCGACGTAATTCTTCTCCCATGGAATCACAGTATCTGCCCAGGGGACCAATCCAATAGATTCATGCCATTTCTTGGCATCATCGTAGTTCGGCATCAAATCTCGCTGTTCTGCAGCTAGAAGCATCTTATCTGCTCGGTGAACAGATTCAGGAAATGGGTATCTGAATCCAAAACGCTGAGCAATGATTTCTTCTAATTCAAATTCTAACTTCTGAAAGTCCGGAAGAAGATTCTTGAGAGGAGTCGGGACATCGCCGAGAAATGCTTCACTGGAATCGTGCATCAGTCCCTCTAGAGCATCCTCCTCTGGGACCATATATGACACTAGAACAGAATGTTGGGCCACGCTGTAGTATTTGTTGCAGTGACCACCATACCTGCACGCATTGGACAGAGCATATGCGATATCTTTGATGTCGATTACAGAATTCTGCATGTCTGCGAAATCAAAGTAATTTCCCATATGGGTACAGATACGACTCATCTAGATTCCAGTATATTGTTCGCAAAGTCCATGATGTCGAGTTCCTCATCTTCCAGCTTCTCACCATTACGGTATCGCGATGAAAGATCTAGATACAATTCCTCAACTGCATGAATATCATCTGGCTTTGGTAGATCGTAGACCTTCATCACATTACTCCTTTATGAGATACCAATCATACACTAGATCTTGATCACTGTAAAGTATCAACCACCTTCCAGCCATCACTGTGAAGAATAATTCCAGTCGGCTTCGAACCAGGTTTCTGATGACAATGCCACCCAGGATAATAGCATCTGGTAAGGTCAGTAGAAGGTTCATCGTTGGGAACATTCCGGTCAACAACCCACAGTTCTCCACCAAAATCTAGAACATCGCCAACTTGAACATCATCGGCAGTAAATTCGGATAATTTCAGTCGACGAAATTCTTCTGTTGGAACTGCGAGAACCTCATCGCCATCCTGGAATATGATCTTGGCCCATCCAAAGTAATTTGGTAATTCTGCGACAATCCCATGTCGGCCATGATAGTTCAAAATACCACTCTCCTTACAATCCATGATCACACGATCACCAATCTTGAACTTGAGTTCAGGAACAGCAACTGGGGATTCTTCAGAGAAGGCAACACCAGTGATATTCACCTTTCCAAGTTCTCGAATATGATCCACGACCCATCGCAATTCATGTGGCTCAAGTTCAGTATTCTCTTGTTCACCTGCATCTACCAGATCAAAGAGAAACTGAATGAATGCCTCCTTGGCTTCCTGGTTGTATTCACGATACATGGCACCAATCAGATCTTCTTCCATAATCAATTCCTTTCTAATTCCAAGATGATATCATACCTCATTCCATGACTTCTGTAAAGCGAATAAATATCTTTACATCTGATATGAATCAAGGTATAATTAAAATCTATGTCTGTTCTTCTGACTCAACCAACGACTGTCAACTTTCTCAGCACTCAAAACGCAACATTCGAGATAGAAGACATGCCGAACTTCACTCCTACGATTCAGAAGATAAATGTCCCAGGTCTTACTCTCCCATCAGCAATGATTGGCACTCCCTTTGGAACTCTCAATGAGCCAGGAGATCGAGTTGATTACGGACCAATCGATATCACCTACAAAGTCGATGAAGGTCTCTACAACTGGTGTGAATTCTACGATTGGATCACAGGACTCGCAGAAAACAAATCCTTTGATTCTTACCGTTCAATGTTGAGGACTAGAGGATCACCGACCTGCGATGCTTCACTCACCATTCTGGGAGGAACAAGACAGCCAATGATCAAACTGATTTACAGCGATGTGTCCCCTGTATCAATGAGTGGATTCCTGATGGATCGAACAGTGGAAGGAGTTGATTATGTATCTTCCACTGTCCAATTCAAATTCACGAATTATTCCTACCAGAGAATGACTACTTGAGGTAATCCAGGAGACAAGCAGCACGATCTTCGCTGATTTTGGTATTGTCGAAACGCCAAACGAAATCACTCTTGGATTCATCACGATGTTCGGGATAAAGAACTTGACAGCTTAACCACTTTCCGAGAATGAAAATATTCTTACAACCATCATTTTCTTCTCCTGCTTCGGCCTTCATTGATTCGATCGTATGAATTTTCTTCATGATATTCTCCTATCCAGAAGTTTGAACCACAATCAATATACATCATTTATGGGATTTGTAAAATGAAATTAGAACGAATTCAGGAATTATGGAGTGAGGATGCTAAGATTGATCGGGATCGTCTCGATGAAGAATCCTTGAAGATTCCCCAGCTCCATTCCAAATACTACACACTCTTCAGCAGCGAACGATTGACCATGAAGAGGATGGAATCCGATCTCGACATCCTGAAATCACAGCGATACGAATTCTATGATGCTACCATCTCAGAAGAAGATCTCGATGAACGTGGATGGAGTGAGGAATTCAAGAATTTCGGAAAGAAAGTCCTGAAGTCAGATATTGGCCGATACCTGGAATCCGATCGCTATATCATTGAATCGAATCTGAAGCTGGCATTGCAGAAAGAGAAATGTCTGTTCTTGGAATCAATCCTAGAATCAATACGCTTCAGATCGCCATCGATCAAAAATGCAATCGACTTCCTACGATTCACAAATGGGAACTAGTAGATCTTATCCTCTTTCTGGAATATGTAAAGCTCTAAATATCATCATGGAATCCTGTGATATTGCAATAGAAAAACTGAATGCCTCCTACATCCGAGTTCATGCCGATCCAGGCATTGAATGCGAAATCTCGGAACAATTCACATTCATGGTCCCTGGCTACCAATGGTCGCCGAAGTATCAGTTTGGGACTTGGGATGGAAAAATCAAGCTCTTCAATCGAAAGACAAAGATTCTTCCTGCTGGGTTGATCGACAAGTTGAGGAAATTCGCATCCAATCACAACTACACCATAGACATTCCAGATGAATACAGCGACTACCCATTTTCTATCAGAGAATTTGAATCGTTCGCAGAATCACTCAATTTGCCATTCCCACTTCGAGAACATCAGGCTAAAGCTACCATTCATGCGATCAGAAAGAAACGAGCTACCCTAGTCTCGGCTACCAATTCCGGCAAGAGTATGATCATCTATCTTCTGACTCAATTTTACGATTGTAAGACTCTGATCATTGTTCCTACCATTGCTCTGACATCTCAAATGGAATCAGACTTCCGGGACTACGGCAGTAAATCGAGTGTCCATAAAATTACTGGAGGAGTCGACAAGAATACCAGGAAGCTTGTTACGATCTCGACTTACCAAAGTCTAGCAAAGCTGCCTCAGGAGTATTTCGAACAATACGATCTAGTTATATGCGATGAAGTCCACACTGCTACTTCAGCATCGATAACAACAATCATGAACAAATGTATCAATGCTGATTATAGATTCGGATTGACTGGAACTTTACAAGATTCTAAGTGTTCGGAACTTCAGATCGAGGGAATGTTTGGAAATATACTCAATGTAATCTCAGCAAAAACTCTAATGGATAAGGGATATTCTGTATCGCTGAAGATTAAAGCAATTGTTCTGAAATATACCAAAGCAGTAAAGAAGAATGTTGGTAAATCGTATCAGGAAGAAGTTGAATTTCTTGTTACGAATGAAAAGAGAAATAAATTCATCGTAAATCTAGCCTTGTCTCTCAAAGGCAATACCATGATCCTGTTTCGGTATGTCGACAAGCATGGTAAACCTCTATACGATTTGCTAAATAATGCTGAGTCTGATAAATTGATACACTATGCCTCTGGGGAAACCAATGGTGACTTACGAGAAGAAATCAGATTGTCTTTGGAAAAAGAATCGAATTCTATCATCGTAGCTTCTGCCGGGATTTTTTCGACTGGATCGAATTTCAAGAATCTTCACAACATCATTCTTCTTTTCGGAGGAAAATCAAAAATCAAAATTCTGCAGTCTATTGGGAGAGGATTGAGAGTTCATGAAAGCAAAGATTGTTTAACAGCATACGATATTGCCGATGATCTCTATTTTTCAATGAAGCATCTGAAAGAACGACTGAGTATGTATATCAAAGAACAATTCAATTACAAAATTTATGAAGTCGCAGTGTAGTATTATTTTCGGGAGCCAGCCTTCGAGATTCTTAATTTGATTGAATCACTGAATTTTAAATTTGAATAGAAATTAGAAACAAGATTTCAATTATACACCATTTTGAGAAGCTTGTAAAGCACTAAATTGATTTTTGTCAAATTATTTAAAGGTAAGATTTAGAGTCTATTTGTGATGAGAAGGCAACATTCCCCGTTCTAGAGTAAAACGTCAAAATTGGCTTCGTAAGTGACTGTCTTTCATAGTGAAATTTTAGCTGATTTGCGTTATTTTCTAAGACGAGTCTCGATATACCCAAAGAATATTTCGCTTTACAATTCCCATCAGATGTAGTATACTTCAAGATAATAACGAGAAGGTCCGTGAATGGCTCCAGTAACTAAGATTCGAGACACTACAAAAGATTATGTCAACAATGATAGATTATACGCTGAGATAAAGACGTATGTGTATGCTTGTAGGATCGTAAAGGCCGAAGGAAGATGGCCACAGGATCGACCGCAGTTGTCGAATTACGTTGGTCACTGCATCAAAGAGATCGCCACTAGATTTTCATACAGACCGAATTTCATTGGGTATTCGTATCGGGATGATATGGTATCAGATGCGATCATGGCCTGTATCGGTAATGCTCACTACTTCGATCCAGACAAATATTTCAAGCCATTTGCATATTTCACCAAATGCTGCTATCACGAATTCATTGCTAGGATTGCCAAGGAGAAACGCCAGGAATATGTGCGGTACTCTGCTACAGCAAATCAGATGATGCAGGATGAATTGCTTTCGAGCGATGAAAATTACAGTGGTGGGTATCAGGTAGATTTGAACACGGACTACTACACGAAATTGGCAGCTCAGTTTGAGAAGAAACCACCTGTGAAAATTGGACCTCTAGATAAATTTGTGGAGACATCAAATGAAGAAGTGGGAATACCGGTCTAGCTACAACGATCCAACATGCCACAAGCTGAATGAATTTGGAGATGAAGGCTGGGAAATGTGTGGATCAGCAGATGTGTTTCTGTATTTCAGGCGAGAAAAGGTAGAAGAATGGGATTTGGGCGTTCTTGCCGATGGTCTGCCGTTTATACCTAGATGTCCAGAACCCACCAAGATGTATGCGGGATAATGTATGGCAAAGGTAGCATTGGTAAACGATATTCATATAGGAGTCCGCAGCGACTCACAAATCTTTGGTGATTTCCAATCGAAATTCTATCGCGAAGTCTTTTTCCCGTATATAGACAAGCATGACATCAAGTATTTTGCTGCTCTTGGTGATATACTGGATAGAAGAACTTTCGTAAATTACCAGTCTGCGAAACGTCTTGAAGAATCAATCGTCCGCCCTCTCCACGATAGAGGAATTGAGTCTTGGTGGATTGTTGGGAATCACGATATGCCTCTCAAGAATTCATGCGAAATCAATTCCATGAAGCAGCTGTATGGCAATCACAAATACGATACGATGAATATTGTAGATACACCAACAGATATCGAGATCGATGGGACGAAGTTGTTATTGCTCCCATGGATTTGCAGTGGCAACTATGCCGACTGTTTCAAAGCAATGAAAAAGACAAAAGCCAATATCCTCCTCGCGCATTTGGAGATATCTGGATTCGAGATGTATAAAGGCTCGGTTGTTGATATTGGTATGGACTACAAAGAATTCCAGAAATTCGAAATGGTCCTGAGTGGTCATTTCCATCACAGATCGCATAGAGCGAATATTTGGTATTTGGGAACACAATACGAACAGACTTGGGCTGACTTCTCAGATGTAAAGGGATTTCACATTCTTGATACGGATACCAGAGAATTGGAATTCATCAAAAATCCCTTTACAATCTTCCATAAAATAGTGTATGATGATACCTCGACAAATTCTTTGAAGGCTCTATTGGCTTTCGTCAGAGAAGATGATGTCAAAGACAAATATGTGAAATTGGTTGTGAGGAATAAGACCAATCCATTTTGGTTCGATTCGGTATTCGACAAATTGGAGAAATGTAATCCGGTGAATGTTCAGGTTCAGGATGAAAGCATGAATTTCGCGCTGGATTTCGATACTGCTTCAGAACAAGTCGAAGATACACTGCAAATCTTGCATCGGTATCTCGAGGAAATGGATTTGGATACGAATAAAGATGATCTGGAGAATCTCTTGAAGTCGCTTTATCACGATGCACAAAATTTGGTTGAACAGGCTTGATTCTTTTTCATACGATACGATGGTCTAATTTCCTGGCTTGTGGTAAGAAACCAATAGAACTGCAGCTAGATGCGAATCCCACTACTCTTGTATATGGTTTCAACGGATCAGGAAAATCGTCTCTGTTGGATGCATTATCATATGTTCTCTATGGCAAAGCATTCCGGACTATCAACAAAGATGGTCTGATTAACAGTATCAATGGGAAAGATTGTCTTGTTGAAATAGACTTTTCCATTGGATCCAGGAAATATCAAGTTCGCAGGGGAATGAAACCATACCTCTTCGAGATTTTTCAAGATGATGTGATGATTCCACAGCCTGGTGGGAGCAAAGATTACCAGGAACATTTGGAGAAGAAGATTCTCC